CTCCATTCATGGTGCATATGGTGGACGTTGGAAGGCAAATTTACCAACGCCCCGGGGGTGCGTCCCCTACCCCGTCATCGGCTCGACGAGGAAAGAGTTGCCCATTTTGGTCATGGGCGGCCCTCGGAACAAAATCATCCGACGATTATAGTCGACTCCCACCTGTCGCACCAGGTTCCGGACCCATCGACAAAGCCCGGAAAGGCCGGCCTCACCGACCCAGGAGGTATAGGGTGGATTTAACGTGGTAACCTTGTTCCACGATTGAGTTGACTATCTCTAGCCCATAGCGTCCCATCCAGCCCACACGCGACAATTAGCCGGGCCAAGAGCTGGCACTTGGGTTACATTTCATCAACTCAATATGTTGTAGAAGCAGTAAAATTGGTGGTACCGCCGGCGTACCATGAAGCCAACACGGCTGCTGAAATACGGGTGACATTAATATTAACATACTCAAGAGCAGAATAATCCAAAGCACACACGACTTGAAAAGACGCTCCAGCAGTGGAGAGTTTAACGTATGACAAACCATCAGAATAGGTAGTTGTGGAATTGAAAGAGTGCCACCCCTGGTTACCCGCGGAAACCTTTGTGGTAATGGTGGGTGTGCCACCACCGCCATCATTGGCAACCACAGACACCATATAAATTCCAGGGCCGACGTTATACTGAGCTATTTTGGTAGAAATCTGGGTGATAGACCCCAGCACCGGCCCGTACGTAGACAAGGCACTTGGTGCCACATTGGCACCCAACGAGCCCTGTGTAGCATACACGGCCTGCTGAGGATCAATCAACTCAACAGTGTAGTCAAGAATAACATCGGCCAATGACGTGGAAGTGGCAACTATCTGGTCAGCAAAAACTAACAACTGACCCACATCAATCAACTTAGAATCGCTGACAGTGTGGGAATTAACAAACCGAACACCACCTAACTGAGGAACAGGAAACACCAAAGAGTCCCAAGCAGCCCCCTCAGCATGGTGTGTAAGGGAAAAGAATTCCATACGATCAGCGGGCTGTGGGTCCGTTGAATCGTAATCAATCCCTATCCCTATCCTACCAGCTGTGGAGGTTGGTTGGTTGGAAATAACACGGGCAACAAGGGAAATAAACCTATATTTATCATAATTACATGCCATAGTGGCCAACCAAGGCGTAGTGGAAAATTTACCAGGATTAATAACCCACGAATCACACTCATAAGCACCAGAGACCGAGGAGGAAGTTATAGTCCCAATCATTTCTGAATGGGATATAACCACCCCCCGTCCCTTACTACGTATACGTGGACGGTTGCTAGTGGCAATTTTAACGCCCTTGGCAACCGGGGCCACTGTGGTGCCGGTACGCTTAACAGCTTTATAAGACATGGGGGGAACACCTTGAGAAACAGAAAACTTGACGTTCTTCGCGTAACTACCTTTGGGCTTACTAAACGCAACAACACCAAGCGGTTTAGCGGAAGGAGGGGGCAAAGTGGGAGCGGATGAAGTGGACGTTAATGGATTGTTAACGGGAGTGGACTTAGCGGTAGTAAGTGACCTAAGAGCAGAAGCGGCAGCAGCAAATCCCTGGGAGGCGGCTAACCCGATCAACTCAGGGAGAATGGCGGGTGCGATAGCAGAAAGAGCTACACCTAAAACGGCTTCCAATCCAATAACCCAACCGGACGTTAGAGACTTCGGCAACCCGGTAAACTTCTGAACTGTTTTATCTAAATTCTTCCTATTTATATGAGAACCTTCAATACGATATGTGTCACCCTTATACAAATTCATGCTCAAAGAACATCAAAATGTTTATAGTGCGATACTGGTTGTGTATGGGATCCCCCCAACCAAAAGGAGACTGTTCATGTAGCGGTACCTGTGGCCGGATCCGTGCAGTCGTTCGGCATTTTGTTTAGCACGTAAATATTTACGCCATAAGGCAACGTTTTGGTCCATTTAAACCGCTACACCCCAAAGGAAATCACAATGGGAATTGTCGGTGGAGAAAGGTTTCATGGTCACCCTCCTCCACCTGGAACTTAAACTTCCACTGGTCAAAATACAGCTCTAACTCAAGTTGTTCCGATGGCGTGATGTCAAAAGCGCGATGAAAAGAGGCCCTAGCTTCAGGTGAAACAGGCCCGAAGTCTCGATCCATGCCTTTGGACATTTGGCGCATATACCATGAAAGATAGTCATCGGAGTTACGACCAGGCATCCCATACCTAATATACGCTCGATAAAAATTCTGTAGCACAGGCAACCCACCAGTCATACGCAACCCACCCAGCCCCACAGCCTTCATCCAGGTATAGACCTGGCGTCGGGACTGGTAAGGCTGGAGCAAGCACGTATCTTTATCTATGGCAGTCATGGGATTTCTCATCATGATCCACCGCTGCCCATCAAAAACTGGGTGGGTTTGACAAAATTCCAATTGTTCAAACTCGAATACGGGTTGTTCAACCTTCATAGTGAACCCGACCCGAGTGAACCAGTCATCCAAACCTGTACTAAACTTCTCCAATTCGGATTCATCGAGGAACACCACGCAATCATCACCATTGTTGGCTAGGTGCAAAGTGACGTTGCGTTGCTTAGCATATTCATAAATCATAGAACACATCAGCAAACAATTCCCAAGAGAAGTGTTCATATCCCCAGACATACGGGTACCTTCTGTCTCATAGCGGATCATGCCATCAGGGGCATAACCGACGCACCGATTGTGGAGCTGCTGCTCAAGCAACGACCTTAATTCATCTCGATGTTTCTTAATAGGAAAACAATCGAGATAAACACCATGCTCCCACTGCAAGGCAGCGAGAGACACATGTTGGTCAAACCGAGACGCATCCAAACCGATGGCTACGGGGTGGGCAAACGAGTCCCATTTTTTCCGTAGTATGGTAGCTGATTTGTAAGC